TTAAGTTCTGCTAAACCCATCTCACTCATCATAGTTGGTATGATGTCTCCAGAAACCTTTTGAATTTCCGATTTTAAACTTTTCATATTCTGTTCTTGTAGTTCAAGTCTTTTTTGTAGAGACTCTAACTTTTCAACTTGATCTGCAAGGGACTGAATATTATCAGTTTTTTTCAGTGCATCCTGTTGGTCTTTTTCAAAATCAATCATCTAATTCTCCTTTCTCATATAAGTTTATTGATATGGGATAATATTTTCTTTCTTGTTTATCCCACTTTAGTAGATTGTATTTACCGTTTGTAATATCAGACACAATAGAACATGCAACACCTATAATTGCAGGATCACCGGTAAGTAATAAATGATCTTTTTCATTAAAATCTCTTAAACCTTTTTTTAATTTATAAATTAAAGGCCCAGGTGAAAAAATTATTTGAGAAAATTCTGGCAATAAAAATTTAAATTTACCATAATTAGATGCACCCATAATATTAATTTTAGGATTACCTGCTTGTGTACCAGCAACTTCTTGTATTACATAAACTATTCTTTCTGACATTGACAAATTGTATAAATTATAATATTAAAAAGTCAATAGAAAGATGAATTATAAATTTAAAACACCACCATACAAGCATCAATTGACTGCTTTAGAAAAGTCATGGAATAAAGAAACTTATGCCTATTTTATGGAAATGGGTACCGGTAAAACAAAAGTATTAATAGATAATTTAGCTATGCTTTACGACAAA